TTGGTAACTGTTTGCCTATATAACAGATAGATGCTGGAACACTATAGGAACTAGTTCCACTGCCCACTGAAGTCCCATTTTCATATATTCTAATAGTACTTCCAGATCTTACAATCGCAATATGCACCCATCTACCAACTATAGAAGCGGATAATGGAACATTGATAAAGGACGACCCGTTAAGATAAAGCTCTATTTGTGTAGCAGGATATACCGCTAATTGAAATTGATTCAAGACTCCATTACAAAAATAAACGGTCGCACCACTTCTTTGTCCCCATTGATTAGCGTAGGTCCAAAATTCAATTGTGAAGTCTCCCGGAAATGCAAACAATGATGAGCTAGGAACACTTAAGCCATCGGACAAAGCTCCACCAAATTTTAAACTAGAGTTACCAACCTTTTTAAATGATGAATCTACGATCACGCTTCCTTCGACAGTTACAGCTACAGAGTTTTGACTCTTATCAGTTAGGCTTTCGCCGTCAAGCATTAAACTCACATTATTAACAAAAGGGTCTTGACCCGCAGGATAACTCTTGGGATTTGCCGCATCAAAATATGCAACTAATCCATTCTTAACTATACTAGGGTGATGTGATAAACTCATAGACCAAACCTTCCTTTTGTTGCGTTGTAATTTTGAAGCACTTCAGTGGAAGTTAATCCTTTGCCTTTGTACACTTTTATTATTGATGAGTTTCCATTAAATCCACCTTGTCCAGTTGTATTAAATCCATAATTCATACTTGCGCCACCATCCACACTAATAGATGATGTTACAGTTGACTGTAAGACTGAATTTAAATACATTGAAAATATATTTCCAATTCTAGTTATCACAAGATGATACCAGTTTCCATTACTAATTGCAGAAGTGCTAGCTAGCATTGAAGAACTGAAGGCATTATAATTATAGCACCAAAAGGTAGCCAACGTAGGGTTATTTGCATGCCTGTCATTAATTTGCCAGCAATTTATAGCAGAACCAGCGCCAATTTCATTATGTAATAAAAATGGATATAATTGCGCTCTTGATACTGGCTTGAACCACAACTCTAATGCAAAATCATTTGTTCCTAATATTAAATTAGAATTTGATCCTATGTTTATATATTGAGTGCCTCCATCAAAAAGTAAAGATCCTCCATTGGTAGAGCTATGTGTTGGCCCAGCAATTAAAGTACTATTTATTTTATTTTTAGTTAAATCAGTTACCACTCCGGGTAAAGATAGTGGAGCCGTTGGAGGCGTGAATGCAGAAGTAAATCTACCAAAGCCTTTAGTTATTCTAACATCATCAACATATCCAGTATAAAATCGACCAGCGCCCCCAGTAGTTTCGAGATCTCTTCCTATTGTTACATCTGAAGACGTGTTTCTAATAGTGACAGCACTGGTGGATGCAACCAATGCACCATTAACAAATAGATATATTGTTGATCCTACTCTACTAACAGCCACATGATACCAAATATTAGAAGATAAAGCATTTGGATTAGTAACGGAATAAAAGGTAGTAGAAGCATCTACAAATGTAAATTGCAAGACGCCATTTTGTGGAGAGTTATTAATTCCAAACCACCACTCGTATCCTGTAGTATAATTTCCTTGATTTTTTGCTATTATAGCATAAGATCCCGATCCTATTGTCGGATATATCCAAGCCTCAATAGTAAAATCAGAACTTCCTAGATTAAACTTTGAAGAATTAGATATCTGCAAAGAAGCACTGCCATTAAAATATATACTAGAATTTCCATATTTAAATTCGGCTGTATTAATTGCGGCACTGCTATTTGTAACAGTAAAATTATTTTGACTCTTATCGGTTAAACTTTGTCCATCAAGCATTAAACTCACATTATTAACAAAAGGGTCTTGACCCGCTGGATAACTTTTAGCATTAGCGGGATCTAAATTAAGGACTAGTCCATCTGTTACTATTTTAGGATTATATGAGGTTCCCATGAGCTTTGCCCTTTCTATTTTATGCGTTGAGAGAAAAGGTTACAATGGCTGTTATTGGATCTGTATTACTCCAAGAACATAATCCAAATGGAGTGCAGCAAAAGTCATTCCACCAAGTTGAAGAAGGCGCATTAAATATTAATTCTACGGTAACATCAATCAAATCATCTCTACAGCCGCCCGGATAATTTAAAACAACAGAAGTGCTTCCATTTACAGTACCCGTGTACGGCCCCAGCTCGTTACATTGCGGCCCATTGCCATATATATTATATGTTAATGAAGCCGTTGGATTTAAATTTAACACCTCTTCAAAAAAACTATATTCAAATGTTACAGTGCAAGAAGTATAGTAATCTGATAAAATAGTAGAAGATCCATCTATTTTTATGCCATATGAAGAAGTATTGTATTTTGCACAAAATGGTTGATAATTATATGAAGATCCACCAGATACAATTCTATAAGCTCTCAATGTTGGTATAGAAAAACTCATGCCAGATCACCCCCAAGCATAAAGTCATTAGTCCCACGTCTGTAGATAGAAATAGAGGAATATTGAGTTCGGGATTTATTTAATGCGCCGGGCGATCTCATAGTGCTGGTTCCACTTGAAATTATAACTCCACTTCCAATATTTACAATCATACAATTCCAGCCGGGAATAGTGATATCAGTATTAAGTGTAAAAGTGCCAGACCCCGCAGTTCCTGTATATTCAATGATGTCACCATGATGTTCATTAGTTAAAGTAATTCCAGATGTTGTTGCTAATATAGTAGGAGAAATCGCCCCACTAATTGATCCACTTGCAGAGATAGATAACAAGGGGGTTCCGGCTGAATTCTGAACTTCGAATATATTTCCGGTTCCACCCGCAAAGGATCTGACAATTAAACCTTTATCTGTGGCACTAGCTATATTAATATCTAATGTTCCACTAGGATTTTGAGAATTAATCCCAACCTTATTCGTGCTATCAGATACGACCAACAGGGGATCTGCGGCTCCCGCCGCAGTCCCATCTCCTGCGTAAAAATCTATCCCACTTGGCAATACAAAAGGTCTTTGAGGCATTTGATCCTATCCTATGCTATTAGAAAGTAATTGCGAGTCTCATAAGTCTAACTGTTGGAGAACTTGGCCCATAAGCTGTTAATCTTACATTACCACCCGTAATATCAGCTCCTAATGTAATTAAAGGTGCAGCCCCTTGAGTATAGATTTGACCATATTCTGATACAAAAGCATTTCCAGTTGGATGATAAGTAACAAGAGCTTCAGATACTTGGTATGTATCTCCGTTTGCACTTCTAGCTGTTATTAAATATTTTGCAGCCCTATAAACTCCTGTAGCAAATGTATCTATTGCAGTTGGACTACCCGGAGTATTAGAAACAGTAACGTCAGTAGTTGTTGCTGAAATATTTCCAGATCCAATTGTTAATATATTATTTGCAGAATCGTAAAGAAGTTCAGCATCTGATGTTAGAGTACTTGTTCCATTCCATAAAGTCAATCTACCAGAAGATCCTGTTCCAGACAGCACACTTCCTGAGTTTGCAGGAGTATATCCAAGAGCGCCCGTAATATCTGGCGTAGAAAGACTACGATAAGATGGCGCTGTAGTAACGCCATTAGACACTAAGAATTGTCCACTGGCCACAGCCGCTAATTTTGCAATTGTTGTAGTGGCAGAAGCGTATAATAAATCTCCTACCGCATACGATGCTAAATTTGTACCACCCTGAGCAACGGCTAATGTTCCAGCGGTAATTTGAGCAGCAGAGTGGTTTGGAATATCGCCAGATGCAACAGCGGTAGTCGCAGTGACACGACCGTAAACATCTGTTGTGATTTTTACGAAAGAAGTTGTTACTGGAGTTCCTACAGTAGCAAGATTGATGAAAGGGGCTTGTGTAGTGCCTGTAACAGAAATTGTATTGGTTGCTCCAGCAGTTACTGCTGTAACTTGTGCAGTAGTATATCCAGTGCCAATAACTGAACCATTCCAAACACCCGTAGCGATTGTTCCAACTCTTTGTAAGCTAGATAATATAACTCCAGCTCCAATTCCAGTGGCATTTAAAACATCTGTACCAGCAATTTTATAAGTTTTTGTAGTGGCTATATTAAAGTTTTGGGAAGATGTCCATGATGTATTTGCATGATCGTAGTTCATGGTAATGCCTAGGCCACTACCAACTGTTATACCACCACCATCAACAGTAGCAAGAGTGCCACTATCAGAAGCAAGATTTAAATTTAAATCATCAATATTAATTGTCGTAGAGTTAACTGTCGTAGTTGTACCATTTACAATTAAATTTCCCCCAATAGTAGTTGTACTAGTTGAAGATCCAATTGTAATTGCAGAATTGGCAGCGGTCGTCGCAAGATTTAATGTCGTTGCAGCTGCAAAAGCATTAACCGTTGTAGGTGAAGCAAATAAGGTTGCTGAAGTTTGATTTGTAGCGATAGTACCGTTATTTGCATTAATTTGCCCAGTGGCTGTTAATGTGTTGACATTAGTAGTGCCGACAGATCCAACATATACATTAGTAGAAGCAGTACCTAAGTTAAGCGTTGTTGTCGAATTAGCAACATTAAATGTGCCACTTGTAGTAGTGATATCACCACCGTTGACAGCAATATCTCCAGCAAAAATACCCGCAACGCCGGAGAAATTTCCAGCGCTATCAACCTCCGCAAGAACCGTTCCAAGATGATTTTGCCATTGTTGTAAATCGGCAGTTTGTCCACCCCCAGAAAAAGCTTGGACAACAGATACGACTTGTGCTACTCCAGTAGGAGAAGCTGTAATTCCATTTGGAACTCTGAATACACTATATGCCATTTTTTACCCCTTAAGATATTAATGTTTTAAACATACGAATCGAAGTATTTGAATGAACTGCTTGAGCTGATAGTACAATATTTGAAGAAGAGTAACTTGTAGATATATTAGCTAATAATCCCGATGTGTAAATTAATCCATATTCAGTCATGTATGATTCAGTTCCATCCGATGTAACGAGTATTTCTGAGGCTTGGACTGCTGTTCCATATTTTGCTTTCACTATATATTTTACACAATCTCCGCTAGAATATGGCGTAGAATCAATTGTTGTAAGATTAGTATTAGGAAGAACGCCAGAAATTGTTCCGTCAATTATTACACTGCCAGTCAAAATATTTCCACTTGATGAAGTGTTATTGATAGCACTCCCATGCCAATATAACTTAGCTCCACTACTATAGAGTTTGCTTGTTGTAACAGGAGGGATACCACTGAAAAGAGTTATTCCACTTGCAACATTAAGGGCAACTCCAGATATTTGACCTAACGAATCTATTAAACTTAGAATTGTATTACTTGCATTTTGAGCCTCAAAAAGATTAGCAGATTGAGATGCTGCACCTTTAACAAGAAGTCCTTTAGTGGCATTTGATACTGGAACAACTCCTAATGCTGCGCCCGGACTAATTGTATTTATCCCAACAGCATTTGATGAGGTAATTGTCATAGTAGCTAGGGGCGATGGTATAAGAGCAGCATTGACCACGAATGATATATTGCCACCGGCCCTAGCATTCATTATTTCAAAATTATTTCTTCTCGCTGTTTCACCAAAGGCAGAGCCAATACATTGAAATGATCCAAACCAAGTGGTATTTTCAACAAATACCAATGATCCAAATTGCGAATCGCCCGTCCATTTGAATTGTCCAACGCTAGGAATACTAGTTGTTGCAGAAACTATATCTAACGCATAAACAGGAGAGTTTGTATTAATACCTAGTCTACAATTTGTTGTATCTACATAAGCAACATTTTGTGGCATAATAGTTACTGTGTTACCACTGTATATTGGAATATAGTTACCTGTACCAGAGATAATAGTTCCGGGGCCAGTAGCGCCAGTTCCACCAGTAAAACCTGTAACCCCAGTAGCACCAGTTCCACCAATGAACCCAGTAGCACCAGTTCCGCCAATAAACCCAGTAGCACCAGTTCCACCAATGAACCCAGTAGCACCAGTTCCGCCAATAAACCCAGCTATACCAGTAGCACCAGTTCCACCAATAAAACCTGTAACGCCAGTAGCACCAGTTCCACCAATGAACCCTGTAACACCAGTAGCGCCAGTTCCCCCTGTATAACCAGTAGCTCCAGTAGCACCAGTTCCACCAGCATATCCACTAGCACCAATAGCGCCAATGCCACTAACATCTTTTGGTTCCCATTGATTGGCATATACATTCCACCCTAAGAATTGATCGGGAAAGGGTTGTTGATCAGAAATTCGATAACCCTGAATCTTCGCAGCATTCCATACTGGAGAATCTTTTTCTACTTTATTAGGATTTAAATATGATATCCACTCTGGATCATAATATACTCCAGTATCATATAAAATTGTTTCTGGTAGATTATCTAACGATATATAATTTTGAGGATTGATTGAATTGTATGGAGAATATCCAAGTGCATTTTCTACATCAGAATAATTAATTTTTTGAGTTGTAAATCTTACACCATTGCCAGTAACAAAATAGCCACTTTCAGGAGGAACTCCGTTAGATGTATATAAAAATCTACTATCATTTTCACTAGATAGATATACTACAGAAACGTCAAACAACGAAACGCGAGAGTTTTCATTTGAACTTGCAATTATATAATCTCTAGAAATAGAATTATCTTCTGAATTATATAACCCTTGTCCATGTTCCCACTCTAAACCAGTTGTAATTCCATAATATATATTAAATATACCAGTACCAAGCAAAGTAAAATTTTCATAGCCATCAACCGCATCCCCTAATTGCAAAGCAGAGAATCCCAATGTATTAGTTTTTACCCTTATCCTATCCTGCAATGGTGATGGCATTATATATTCCTAATAGTATTTTATATTAATTAAAAGTAATTTTAAGCGAGCCGCTAGGTAATATAAATTGATCATTCTGTCTAATATTTCTAGGAGACGACAGCAAGCTATAAAATAATACGTTTCCACTAGAAATATTATCTGCAATAAAAACTCCAGAAATATTTCCGATATTTGTAGTTGCTATTGGAAATTCAATCGATGATGTATTATGCGTGGCTAAAGCGGACCCAGAGGCGTAAGGTGTGATCCAATTGGTAGCATTGGAGTTATAGGGTTGTCTAGATATAGCGGGTTCATCAATTATTCCATTTTCTATATCATCCAATATAAAATTTTTAATGAGTCCAATATACAAGGTAGACGATGCTGTATATACAGTATTTCTAAATATATGATTTAACAATCCAGACTCAAGATAATTTGTTAGAGCGGCCATGTATTTTCTCCAATATATAATTGTACAATATATCTACATATACACAAAAAAAAAGAACGGGCGATTAAACCCGTTCTATTTTTAATTATTTTTATTGCTCTAAAATTAGAAGCTGGCGGCGAGAACTCTACGGTTATCAAGAACGCCAAATCCGATTTCAGCCCAACCATAATAGCCTTGACGTTGGCTTCTGTGAAGACCTTCATCTTCGAAGATTTCAACTTCTCTCTTGACTGGCATAACAAAGCTATCTCTAGCGTTGAGGTCCAAGCCAACAATGAGTTCAACATCAGAATTAGGCCCAAGAGATCCACCAAGATCACTTGTGAAGAATGTTTGATATTCTTGGCCATCGCCAAATTCAAACAATCCATTAAGATTAACGCCATAGATTCTCGTAAGAGGAGCGCCACTATCAGCAGATTGATAAACTTCTCTACGAGAAACTTCGTCAAGCTGATCGATACCCCAGTTACGAACGTCTTCAATGGCTTCAGGTGACGAGTAAAGATCGGTTAAACGACCTGTAGCTGTAACACTATTACCACCACCATTGCGCAACATGACTGTCTTAGCAAGTGAGATAAGGCGCTTGGTGAATTGACCAGCAGCGGCATCACCGTCATAGACGAGGATATTGCGGTCAACAGCAGCGGCAAGCACTGTGTGCCAGCCATCGTCATTAATCTTCTTGACGAAACCAGACTCAAGAACTTGCATAGCGCGAGCTACGATGTCCCAGCGAGCTTCGCGAGCATAGCGAAGAAGGAAGTCGATGCTATTGGTGATGCCGTAGGTGTTAACCATGACATAATCGCCTTCAACGTGCTTCTCAGGAATACGACCGTGGCCCGGATTTGTATAAGCGGTGTAATCGCGCTCAGTACCCGGAGCAAGAAGGTCCAATGGGAATTCTGGTGAAGAACCCGGTTCAAGAACCATCTTCTCGAAAATTCCAGTTACAACGTCGCCAAACATGATTCCCTTACGAAGAGGAAGCTCAAGAGCTTTGGCGATTTCTCTTTGTGCGTCAAGAGCAACAGATTTATCTGAATTGCCTGAACGAACTAAAAGATTAATAAATTCATCACTTGGTCTTGTTAACATTCTGATATTCTCCTATTTCTATTTATTTAATTATGGAAGGTTAATTTCAACTTTAGCATAACCATCAGAGTCTTTAGCCGTCAAGAAGCGGCCAACAGCGACTGCATCAGCGTCTAATGTTAAAGCTCTAGCAGATGTAGAAATTAATCCACTGTCCGCAACATAAGCTTTGTCGCCAGCAGCTGGAGTGCCGGACGTTGAGATTCTATTGGTTAAAACATAGCCTTTACGAAGGATAGTAACCTTGCCACCCTTTTGAACTTCATCTTTGTGCCAGTTAATATGTTGACGTGTTAAGTCGATATTAACCATGTCATTTAAGAGAATACCAATTGGAACTTTGCCAGATGGATTTGCAACATAAGTTACAACATTAGCTGACGAATCCATGGCAGCACCAGATGGTGTGCTAGAAGCGGCCAACGTAACCATGCCGCCACGCTCTGCCACTTCATTCATGAAGAAAGAAACATCTGTTTGGAATTCATAACGATCACTTTTTATTGCCATTTTAATAAGCTCCTTAATTACTTAATATTAGCTGTAGTTTTAAGAACATTCTTGCCAAACCAGTCACTTGCAAAAGATCTGATTGATTCTTCTTCGGCTGTTTCAGCCATAGGAATATCTGTTGCGTCTACTTCTACTGAATCTAATTCACTTGCATTAGCTTCGTTCGTATCAATTTCGCTTTCAGCTTTTGCATTTTTCTTCATTTTATCGCCCTCTGGACCAGTTGGCTTTTCGCCTTCTTTCATTTCAGCAGGGGTTTTTTTTGCAGCCATCTTAGCTTTTTTAAGGGCGGCAACAACAGTTTCAAACATGTCATCAGCTAATGATTCAAATTGCACTGAAGTTTCTTCTGCTTCAGCTTCATCTAAACCTGCTTCAGCCAAATCAGCTTTACGCTTGCTCATTTGCTTTTCTTTTTTCATCTTGATCATTTCTTCGAACATTTTTTTCTTGTCTGTCTTTTCAGCAGCAAGAGCTTCTTGAGCTTCAGAAAGTTGAGCTTGAAGATCGGCAACAGTAGCCTCGACTTCAGACTTAGCCTTCTTAGCTTTGTCGATTTCTTCTTTCATCTTGCCAGCTTCTTCTTTCATCTTGTCTTTCATCTTATCGGTCGCTTCTTTTGCTTCTGCAAGTTCAGCCTTAAGAACTTCTAAATCATCTTGCATATTAATCTCCTGTGCTTTTGATTCGTTAAAAATAATAGATTCTTGTTTATTTAAAATAACACTACGAGGATTTGCTGGTTTTTTTACAAGTCCAATTCCAGAAAAGGAAATGCCACGTAAAAGTCTACCTACTTTATACCCATTATATTCACCTTTGCCTCCATAAGCTCTCAAATGTTTTGTTAAAAAAGCTGAAGTTTCTTCTCTTTTAACGATTTTTTGATCGCCTTGAGAGTCAATAAGGGCATAATCAAATGCAGGAAAAAGACATTCCATAGAGACATGCCAATGATCTCCAGATTCAATATCTTGAATGATATTTTTCATGCGACTCTTTAGTTCTGGAGAAGACCAACTAGTATATAAAACAGAACCAACAACTATATCAAAAGCGTTTGGAAGTTGTGAAAATTCATTAATATCATCTATTTTATTACCAGTTTGATCTGAAACATAGCTGCCAGTTATATGTCCAATAATATCTTTTTCATCGTGCATATAATTGAATTGCTTATCTTCTGGAGTAGATCTAGCTTTCCACATTTCTGCCGTATCAAAAACATCATCGTTTTTATTCCAACCAGCGCTAGCTAAGATTGATTTTATATAATATAAATCTAATTGATTTTTATTTTCAGCAACAGCTTTAAATGAACTCATATCGAATTCAGTAGGAGAATATGGCGTAGCTTCAGAGCAAAACGCAATTGAGTTGCTTTGAATTAAGTCTCCTAAACCATCTTTAATTTCAGACTTATAAACATTCATAGTGTATTTTTACCTCTATATAATATACACATTATTCTTCAACTAGCAGTAAATTTACAAAAGTTGAAGCATAAATATATTTCATCTCATCAATATTTGGTTTTCTAGAATTTAAATACACAAACTTATCAATTTCTGTGCTTACTGTGGTTAAAAATTCTTCACTAGGTTTACTTTTATTTTCAATTAATTCTTTAATTGTATCTGGAGTTAATTCAATAAAGGGTTCAATATTAGTTAATAAACATAATTTTAAATATTCTAATTGACTAAATTCAGCCTTAGTAAGACTTCTTACATTTTTCTTTTGATAAAAATCTAACATCATTGGCGTTATATTATCAGAAATTGTTTTTTGAACATTATAAGCCCATAGTGTAGCAGTAGCTTCGCCAGACTTTGGAAGAACTCTTTTTTGTTTTCTTTTTGTAGAATCTTTTTTATTTAAAGGTCTTCCGCCTTGAGGGTTGCCTTGTGGCGTTTTAATTGGATTTGATGATTGACCACCTCCAAGTGGCTTAGCAGCTGGAACTGGTATATCTATTTTTGGTATATCTAGATCTTCATAAAATTCATCATCTACCCCATCTTTTGTTACTAGAATTTTAGCCACATCATTTCTAATGTTTGGATTGTGATACGGGCTAGCTTTCTTAGGAGTAACACTATCATTTCTACGAGATTGCTCTTCTCTTCTAATTCTAATTTTTTCAATTTCTGGCATTTCTCCAAATCTTTCCAGAATAGTCTCATGTGAAATTATATCGCGATCTGCCAAATTAATCAACAATTGCTTTGCTGCGGCTTCATCCGATAAGACAATTGAATCAAATCTAATTTGAGCAGGAAAGCGAAACCCCATAGCTTTTTGAACAATTTCAATTTCTTTCATCCAGAACTGAGTTAATACTTGGCGACCATACTCTAATCTTTCAATAAGCGTTTTTAATGATACATAATTATTTGAATATCCGCCACTAGATCCTGCTGCTCCAGTTAGAGTTGGAGGAATTCCCAAGCCAGCATAGATGCTTGTTAAAACAGGTTGATATTTTTCACTTCCTAAAAATTTATAAACTTGAGATTGGCTCTCTTTAAAGTCTAACTCTGGACCCCAAACTAAATCCATAGTTCCGCCACCAGTGTTGCTAGCTAAAATATCACGCAATTTATTAATAACATCTCTCTTAGGGATGATTTTATGATCAAGACTTCCAATTCGCCAAAGTCTAATTTGTGAGATAGCACCATCCAGCGCAGCTAAATCGGCGAGTTTCATTTTTTCTAGCATAACTAAATCGTCAAGAATGGCGTAAATCATAGGATTTGCCCAAATCAACCAGTCGTCTTTTTTATAATGAAATACTTCAATTTTATCTTTGTCTAAGGGGATTTGTCTTTTGCCTTGAGTGATTTGTTTTTGTACGTCTGATGGCAACTTTGAAAATGAGTCTCTAGAATTAACATTAGCACCAGTAAAAGAATCATAAGTAGTTTTAGATAAATTCAATATATACTTAGGATCACCGATAAACATTCCATTATAATAATTTAAAACATCTACAGCAAGAGGATTAAGGAAATCATAAGCCCAAGGAATTTCTCTCTTTGCATATTTTACTGACTGCACATCCATATCTGCTCCAGCAGCACGCTTTAGTTCAGCTTCTTTGTTAGAATTAATTTTTGCTGTGCGCCTTTTAATAATCACATTACCGCTTCTATATAAATAATTTAAAAATCTTTCAGATCTTTCTTTTCCGTTTACTTGAGTAAACCATTTTTTATAAAATCTCTCAATTGCTTTATTTGGATGTACAATATCTATACCCTGCGAAGAAAAGTCGCCCATTAAATCAATAACATTACGAACAATTCCCACTCTGTCATAAGCGTCCATACACATTTTAATAATGCGTTTTTGTCTAGTTGGTATTGATTCTTCTGGTCTAAATCTATAATAATCGTTTCGCGTCATAGTAGGACGCACTGATCTATTGGGTTCAATATCAATATAATTTCTATAAGAATAACCTATAGCTTTATCATTTTGGATTGGGGCATTTTGAGTATAAGCTTCATTAGCCTCCGAAAATGCTTTTTCTTTAGAAGAATCATCTATCCACGTAGAATATAAATCGCTCATTAGTATTGTTTCCCTATGTAATAGTATTGGTAATCATATTAATATACACACTTAATACATATATTTAGCATTCTCTGAAAACCACTGCGGACCTGAATAAAAATCATTTCCTCTTTCTCCAACATAACTTTGCGCAAATCCCACATTTTTATAATACTCTTCTTCAAATTCAATAGTTCTGGCTTTAGAATTCAATAGTCTAGCGGCATGGTTTGCCATAATTAATGCTGAATATCTATCTTTACGCAATTTATTTTTCTTTCCACTGCGAGTATCTGGAGTGTCCCATCTTTCTCTTCCGCTTTGACTTTGAGAAATAATAATTAAAGATAATTCATTTTTAAGTTCTTCAATTTCCATAACACAGTCTTCTAGCGTATCGTGCATTCTATTATTTCGTTTATCTTCTTCAAGAGAAAGACCTAGAGTTGCAGCATCGAAAAAAGGAAATATAATAGCTTTGTCTTCCATGTCTTTTCTTAATCCGTGGTTTGCTTCGCCAGTCCATTGAGCAGATGAAAAATTACACACTTCAATAATATGTATTCCGGGTTCATCATCTGTGGGGGCCGATTTTTCGGGGTTAATTTTTGGCCATATAGCAACTTCTTTATCTTGAAGTTTATCTTTGTCGTGTAAAGATTCCATAACTGCTATGCCACCACCTTGGGGGTCCATTGCAATTTCTACGGTTGGAAAGATTTTCATAAGAGTTCTAATTTTTCTAGCGCAATATCCATAAAAATCATTATCCTCTGTTAGATGGGCCTTTACACTTTCTCTGTGTCGCTCCCTAGTAGTTGTCCAGCAATAGACTACTCTTCTATGATCTTCATTAATTTCAAGAACTACAATAGAAAAATTATCAACTTCAGACGCTGGGTCAACACCAATGACATATTGTTTATTGGGGTTTCCTCTAGTGCTAGCTTCAAAAAATACCTCACCAGATGCTAATACGATAGGCTTTTTCTCAGAACAAACGCATGATTCTATCAAACTTCGTTTGAAGAATCCTTTGCTGTCTGTAGAGAAACATGCTCCATATTCCATCTGATAAATGCCAGCGTGTACCGTAGCCTTAGATCTAGATATCTGACCATCATCCATAAACCCCGGAGGCAATAGCTCTACAGGTATTCGGTATATGGCATAGTCTTCCCAGTTAAAATCATTAGGAACTTCACCATTAAATACTTCTTCTAATTTATGTTGAACTCCTCTGGTTTTAATGATTGCATGATATTTCTTCCAATACTCTGCAAAATGATTAAAATCATAATAAGCTGTACCAGATAATATAATCTGATTGGATCTGTAGAAGTCCAGATTTGCATCGACATATTCTAATTGTACTCCAAGCTCTTTCGCCTTTTTCTCTTTGGCTCTAGCTTTTACTTTTTCAATAGGCGAACTTGCAACGGCAGCGAAACCAGCCACAACATTTTCGAAGATTTCTCTAGGAATAGATGCAAATTCATCAGCTACAATATCATTAGCGCGCTGACCTCTAATCTTTTGTCCATCGCCTAATGGCAAGAAAGTAATAA